CCCCCGAGAAAATATCCCCGGTGGGATTCCGCCGATTCGCGATTCGGATCCGCCTCTTCGACCCGGAGAGGGCTTTCTCCTTTCACTTCGCCGGTTCGAGGGGGCAGATCTGAGTCGCGGAAAGGAGAAGGAACGCGATGGAAGAGGAGGATAACGCCATCGGATCGCCCCCGGAGACCCCGGAGGCGATGGAGACGAAGCTGATCGGCCTCGCGATGCGCAACGCCGAGGAGCTTCTACAGGCCCGGAAGGCCCCGACGACCGTTCTGGTCCATTTTCTGAGGCTCGGATCCCTTCGAGCGGAGATAGAGTTGCAGAAGGCCCTGAAGGAAAGGGACCTCCTCGTCGCCCGTACGGACGAGACCCGGGCCAAGACAGATCGAGGACAGATCGCGGCCGACGCCATCGCGGCCTTCCGGTCCTATCGCAGTTCGGAGGACGCGGATGACTAGGACATATTCCCATCTGGTGTCGCTTCCGGAGTACAACGACCGCTTCGACTACTTGAAGATCAAGGGAACCGTCGGCGAGCCGACTTTCGGTTGGGCCCGATATTTGAATCAGGTGTTCTACAGGAGTCGGGCGTGGCGTCGTGTTCGCGATCGCGTGATCGTTCGGGATTCCGGTTACGACTTGGCCCATCCGGATCACCCCATACCTGGGAAGATCCTGGTGCATCACATGAATCCGATCACCGAGGAGGATCTGGATCGCGGCAATCCGGATATTCTGGATCCGGAGTTCCTGATCGCGGTGTCTCACGAGACGCACAACGCCATACACTTCGGTCTCGACCGACCGCCGATCCCGACGTTCGTCGAACGTCGTCCGAACGACATGATTCCCTGGAGGTGAGATGACCGTACTATCCGACGTGAAGCAGTATCTCGGCATCGACCCCGAGGACACGACCTTCGACGCCGACGTGATGATGCACATCGACTCGGCTCTGGCCGTTCTCAACGATCTCGGCGCCTGCGGTCCCCTCACGTGCACGCCGAAGCTCGAATGGTCGTCGGTGTACTGGGACCCCAGGCTCTCGATCGTCAAGAACGTCGTCTACCTCCAAACCAGACTGGTATTCGATCCTCCGCAGTACTCGTTCCACGTCGCCCCCCTCGAGAAGGTCCTGTCGGAGTACAAGTATCGGATACGAGACATAGCCGAGGAGGCGAAATGACCGTACTCAAGCAATTCGGCGTCCCAGGAATGAAGTGGGGGATTCGAAAGCCGACGACACGGGGTTCGACTCCCCCGTCCAAGAGGAAGCCGAAAGCCGAGGGATCCGCTGTCGAGACCGAGGGCGGCCACAAGCGCGTTCGGGACATGACCGACGCCGAGCTCCAGAGCAAGATCCGACGGATCCAGCTCGAACGTCAGCTCGAGTCCCTCATGCAGAAGCCCCCGCCTCCGAAGTCGAAGGGGCGCGAACTCGTCGAGAGCATCCTGTACGACACGGGGCGCGATCTCGGCAAGAAGGCGCTCACCCACATCGGAACGCAGGCTCTTGATCGCGTCATTCCCGGCTTCGCCGCTTCTCAGAAGAAGGAGAAGGGGAAGAAGAACGCGACGGTGAACGACGTCCGGAACATCGTCGAGGAGATCAAGAACGCTTCTCAAAATGGGAGTAAGAAGGAGAAGCCCAAGGACGAGAAGAAGGCGGAGAAGGAGCCTGAGCAGAAGCCCGCCGACTCCAAGAAGGACGAGCCGTCGTCCCCGCCTCCGCCAGAGACCCCGAAGACCGGTAGGCCCGCACCCTCTGGGGAAGGCTACCCAAAAGGTGGAAGCGGCGAAAGCGATTCTACGCGTAAGCGCCGCTTCTTCGGTGGAAGAGGACGAAGCGCCGGCCGTGGTGCACGGCAGACGAAGCCCTCGGGGCCCGTCCGCGTTCCCGACGCCTCGGTGCGCTCGATCAGTCGGGAGATCGTCCTTCGGGGTTCGAATTACTGATCATGTTGTCGAATACCGCGATCCCCCATCACTACGCCGAGTTCAAACGCGCTGTTCTCTCCGGAGAGATACCCGTGTGCCGGGAGATCTCGATGGAGATGAACCGGATCGACCATCTGGTGGAGGACCCGAGGTACTACTACGACGACGAGGCGATCGACGGATTCGTCAGATACTGCGAGAACGAGTGCACCCTCACCAACGGGGACTCCTTCACCCTTCTCCCGTCGTTCAGGGTCTGGGCCGAGCAGCTGCTCGCCTGGTTCTACTTCGAGGAGCAGAGCGTCTACGTCCCCAACGAGAGCGGCGTGGGCGGGCACTACGAAACCCGCCGGGTAAAGCACCGACTCGTCGACAAGCAGTACCTGATCGTCGGCCGGGGGGCGGCTAAGTCCATGTACTCCTCCCTGATCCAGTCGTACATGCTGAACATCGACACGACCACGACCCGTCAGGTGGTCGTGGCCCCGACGATGATCCAGGCCGAGGAGATCATGGGCCCCATCAAGACGGCGATCGCCAGGGCCCGGGGACCTCTGTTTGCATTCCTCACCGAGGGATCGTTGCAGAACACCACGGGCAACCGGGCCAACCGCCCCATGCTCCACCCCACGAAGAAGGGCATTCAGAACTTCATCACTGACTCCCTGATCGAGGTCCGCCCCATGGCGGTCGATCGTCTACAGGGGCTTCGCTCCAAGGTCAACACCGTTGACGAGTGGCTCTCGGGGGATGTCCGCGAGGACGTCGTCGAAGCCCTGGAGCAGGGCGCGTCGAAGGTGCCCGGATGGATGATCATCGCAACATCCTCCGAGGGGACCGTGCGCAATGGCGTCGGCGACACGAAGAAGATGGAGCTCCTGAAGATCCTGAAGGGGGAGGTGTACGATCCCCACACCTCGATATGGCACTACCGCCTTGACGCCGTCGAGGAGGTGGGCGACCCGGACAAGTGGCTGAAGGCCAACCCGAATATCGGGAAGACCATCTCCTACGAGGCGTACCAGCGGGCCGTATCGAGGGCGGAGGCCAATCCCTCTCTGCGGAATGATATTCTGGCGAAGATGTTCGGCATTCCGATGGAGGGGTACACGTACTACTTCACCTACGAGGAGACGCTCGCACGTAAGAAGAAGGTCGAGTTCTGGCGCATGTCGTGCGCGATGGGGGCCGACCTCTCGCAGGGGGACGACTTCTGCGCCTTCACGTTCCTCTTCCCGCTGCAAGGCGGAGATTTCGGCGTCAAGACGAGGTGCTACATCACGTCGCACACGTTGAACGCTCTTCCCGCCGCCGCACGCGCGAAGTACGACGAGTTCATCAACGAGGGCTCCCTTCAGGTGATGGAGCGCACCGTTCTCGACATGATCGAGGTCTACGAGGATCTCGATCGGTATATCGAACGGTCCGAGTACGACGTGTACGCCATGGGGTACGACCCCTACAACGCCAAGGACTTCGTTCAGCGCTGGGAGCAGCGTCACGGGGCCCACGGCATCGAGAAGGTGATCCAGGGGGCGAAGACGGAGTCGGTTCCGCTCGGGGAGATCAAGATCCTGGCGTCGGAACGACTTCTCGTGTTCGACCAGTCGCTCATGCAATGGGCGATGGGGAACGCGATCGCCCTCACGGACACCAACGGCAACCGCAAGCTCTACAAGGCCAAGCGGGAGCAGAAGATCGACGCGGTCGCCGCTCTCATGGACGCGTACATCGCCTACAAGGTCCACCGCAACCGCTTCGATTAGAAAGGAGGAGGATTGAGCCTCAGATCAACACTGAGGAAGTTCGAGAGCGTCTTCGACTTCTTCTCCTCGAAGAGGCGTCGGGAGGTCGACGAGGGAACATCGGGCAGTCGATACGGTTCGATGCTCTTCAGCCCCTTCCGAACGACGGCGAACCAGTTCACCACGAAGCTGTACAACCAGATCGCGATCGACGTCGCCTCGACGACGTTCCGGCACATCGAGCAGACCGACTCGGGGGAGTACTCCAAGGATATTCCGTCGTCTCTCGACAAGTGCTTCCGCTTCATGGCCAATGTCGATCAGACCTGGTCCGCGTTCCTTCGGGACGTCGTCTGGACGCTCTTCGAGAACGGACACGCCGCAATCGTCGCCACGGACACCACCGCGAACCCGTTCTACACCGAGGAGTTCGACGTCCTCTCCCTGAGGGTGGGGACTGTGACTCAGTGGAATCCGAGAAGCGTTCGGATCTCGCTCTACAACGACCGAACGGGACAGCGCGAGGAGATCAACATCGAGAAGGATCTCGTCGCCATCGTGAACAATCCGATGTTCATGGTGATGAACGAGGCGACCTCCGATCTTCGTCGTCTTCTTCGGAAACTGGTCCTCCTCGACGCCATCGACGAGCAGTCCGGGTCGGGAAAACTCGATCTGATCATCCAACTCCCCTACAGTGTCTCCAGCGAGCGTCAGATGCAGCGCGCCGAACGCCGGCGCAAGTCTCTGGAGCGTCAGATGGAGAACAGCAAGTACGGAGTCGGCTGGATCGACGACACCGAGAAGGTCACGCAGCTCAACCGGGCCTCGGAGAACAATCTGATGGCCCAGGTCGAGTGGCTGACCACTCAGGTGTACTCAGCGCTCGGGATCTCCAAGGAGATCTTCGAGGGAACGGCGACCGAGCAGCAGATGCTGGTATACCAGACCCGGACTCTCAACCCGATTCTACGTGAGATCGCGACCACGATGTCCTACGCGTTTCTCGGGGAGAACGCCCGAGGTCGCGGACAGCGGATCGCGTGGTTCCGGGATCCGTTCGAGCTCGTTCCGATGTCCTCCATGGGCGACCTCGTCCAGGCGCTCACCTCGGCCGAGGTGATGACGTCGAACGAGGCCCGTGCGAAACTCGGCTTCATGCGGGCCAGTGATCCGCGCGCGGACGAGCTCGTCAATGCGAACATCAATGCGACGTCCCCTCCGGACGTTCCGAAACCGACGACCGAGGAGGTCTCATAATGGGAGGTAATTCCCGAACTCCCGACTGCGAGGGGTGGGCCACCCGATACGGGGTCCGGTGCTCTGACGGAGTCACCATTGGGAACGGGGCATTCGCCCATGAGGACGGGAACAAGATTCCCGTTGTCTATCAGCACAATCACACCGAGTCGTCCGAGCTGCTCGGGCACGCCATTCTCAAGCACGAGAGCGGCGGAGTCCGCGCCAAGGTGTTCTTCGATGATACCCCGCAGGGGGACAATGCCCGTAAGCAGGTGAGGTCCGGCACTCTGGGCGCCATGTCCATCTACGCCAAGAACGTTCAGCGCCGGGGCAACGTGGTCAGCCACGCGGATCTCGTCGAGGTCTCGCTCGTTCTCCGCCCGGCCAACCCCGAGGCCCGCATCTACGATGTCGCGCTCGAGCACTCCGGCGAGGACGGCACCTACTACACCGATGAGGGCGAGATCGTCATCGAGAGCGGCGAGCCCCTCGTCCTCCAGCACGACGACTCGGATGAGAAGTCCGACGACAAGACCGAGGACGACTCCAAGGAGAAGACCGTCGGGGAGATCTACGACGATATGACCGAGGAGCAGAAGCGCGCCGTCGCGGCGATCGTCCTCGAAACCGTCCGAACCGCCGGCGAGGACGGCAATACCGAAACCGAGAGGAAGGACTCCGACGTGAGCCCCACCACCCATAACGTCTTCGAGCGGGGGTCTGATTCCGACCTCAAGCAGGATGACGTCGACGTCGCCGGGGCTGTCGCGGCCATCGGCGCCGATATGAAGAAGGGGATGACGTTCAAGCAGTCGCTCCTTGTTCACGCGGAGAGCTACGGGATCTCTAATCCCGAGATGCTCTTCCCCGAGCCCAAGGACACCGGCGGCATCACCGAGCTCCGAAGGGATCAGACCTGGGCCAACCGCCTGGTCTCCGGGGTCACCCATCTCCCCTTCTCCCGCTTCCGGTCCCGCTACGCGGTGCTCACCGGCGACGAGATCCGGGCCCGCGGTTACATCACGGGTTCACTCAAGTACGACACCGTGTACAAGAGCCTCAAGAGGCAGACCTCGCCGACGACGGTCGTCGTCAAGACCAAGCTGGACCGTGACGATCAGCTCGACATCACGACCATCGACATCTGGGAGTGGATGAAGCGCCAGCTGACCATTGACATGAATGAGGAGCTCGCTCGCGCGTTCCTCATCGGCGATGGCCGCGACGCCGACTCCGCCGACAAGATCGACCCGGACTGCATTCGCCCGATTCTCGCCGAGGACGACCTCTACGCGCCGAAGTACGCGCTGAGCTCTGACGCCCTCGACGTCAAGACCAACCTCGATCTCCTCGTCGAGGAGATGACGTACATGCTGGATGAGTACCGGGGCAAGAGCGAGCCTCTGTTCTGGGCCCCCAAGCGGACCATCGACCGACTCACGTGGCTGCGTGACAAGCAGGGTCGTCGGATCTACAGGACGCGCGACGAACTCGCAAGCGCCATCGGCTGCTCCGGGTTCGTCAACGTCCCTCTGCTCAAGGGGGCCAAGATCCAGCTGGAGGGCGGCCTGCGGGACGTGTTCGGCGTCTTCTTCCTCCCAAGCGACTACAACGTCGGAACCGACAACGGCGGTCAGCTCACCTCGATGGAGGGGTTCGACATCGACCACAACCAGCGGAAGGCCCTTCAGGAGACCCGGTGTTCCGGTGCGCTCCGGGACCCGGGCACCGCGGTGATCGTCACCGGCGCTCTCGCCCCCGTCGCCGGCGCCAAGAAGGACCCGAAGAAGTCCACCGATCCTCAGCTTCCCGAGATGAACTGAGCGATCGTGAAATACTTCGGCAGAATCGCGTTCTCCTCTGTCGAAGAGACGTCCCCCGGTATCTTCGTGGAAACTCCCGTCATCCGAAGATACCGGGGGAACGTCACGACCAATGCCCATCGGTACAGCATGGGTTCGGATCCGAATGGAAAGGTGCAGTCCGGTCAGATTCTCTCTGTCGTCGGAGACGAGTACGCGTTCGCGCACCCATTCGATATTCGGTGGGCCGAGTTCGGCGGAGAGAAGTGGCTCGTCGTGTACACGGATATTCGGCGCCCCAGGCTGTACTTGACTCTTGGAGCGCGGTACAATGACGAGGGATGACCTTCATCAGGTTCTCGTTCGGATTCTCGGTTCGAACAACGTGTATTACCACCCTCCTGTGAATCTGAAGATCTCGTATCCGGCGATCGTGTACGAGAAGACGCAGTACTGGCAGGCGTACGCCGATAACCTCGGTTACGCGCGAATCCCTCAGTACCGGGCAACCGTAATATCCAGAATGCCGGATCATCCGGCGATCGAACGCATCCTGGATCTCCGAGGGAGCGATTACGTCTCGCATTTCGTGTCCGAGGGGCTCCATCACGACATCATCGACATCTTCCAATAAGGAGAATCATGGCAGCCCTGGAATGGGACAAGATTGAGAATCGAACCGGTGAGAACGGCGCCGACCATGGCGTCATCTATCGACTCGATCAGAGTGGAGCGTACAAGAACGCCGAGGTCTGGGACGGTCTCACCGCTGTGAACATGGCGCCCGAGGGCGCCGAGGCTCAGAAGATGTACGCCGACAACATCCTGTACGGCACTCTTCGCGGCGCCGAGACGTCCAAGGGAACCATCGAGGCGTTCCGCTTCCCGGAGTCCTTCCGTGAGTGCGACGGCACCAAGCTCATCGACGCCGCTGTCGAGGGTCTGTACGCCACGGGCCAGCAGCGTCAGCCTTTCGGCTTCTCGTGGCGCACGCTGATCCTCGATTCCAACGGGACCGAGATCGGCTTCAAGATCCACCTCACCTACGGCAACACCGCCTCGCCGTCCTCGCAGGACAACAGCACCATCAACGAGAGCCCGGAGTACAAGTCGTTCTCGTGGGAGTTCGAGTCGGTTCCCGTTCCCGTGCCGGGACTGCGCCCCTCGGCGCGTCTCGAGCTGGACAGCCGGAAGGTGCCTGCGAAGAAGATGGAGGCGGCGCTCGACGTCCTCTACGGGCGGAAGACGGAGCCCGCCAAGCTCCCCACGCCTGCGGAGCTCGTGGCCCTCATGAAGGCCGCGGCTTAGGAGACCGGGAATGCTCGAGCTGCGCCTTCCGGAAGTCGACGGATGGGATGAGGCTGTCGAGGAGTTCGTCAGACTGCCGGCGTTGACGGTGCGGCTCGAGCATTCCCTCCTCTCATTGTCAAAATGGGAGGGGCGCCACAAGGTTCCGTTCTTCGGACCGAAGGAGCGGTCGACCGAGGAGATGCTCGACTACGTCTCGTGCATGGCGGACCCCGACATTCCGATGACCGTGCTCATGCGCTTCCGGGAGGAAGACTTCCTCAAGGTCAACAACTACATACAGGACAAGATGACCGCGACGACGATCACCGATCACACCGGCACTTCGCCGAAGCGCCAGATCGTCACCTCGGAACTCATCTACGCCTGGTTGACCCTCCTCGAGATCCCCTACGGGGACGTGGAGCACTGGCATCTGAATCGGTTACTGACTCTCATTCGAACCGTTCAGGTGCTCAAGGATCCGAAGAAGAACCGGAAACCGACTCCGTCGGCACTGGCGGAGCGCGACAGGCTCAACGCCATGCGGAACGCCGAAGCGGCGAGAAGGAGAGCAAGACGTGGCTAACATCAAGGGCGTGCTCACGGCGTGCCCGACGACGATTCTGGTGAATCCGGTCGTCAACGGGGCGGCGGATCTCAAGAAGAAGCGATTCGCGATCCGCCCCGGTGTCGTGGTGGACATCACGACCGACGACGGCTATTACAACATCGAGTCGAACGAGGGGCAGTTCGACACCGAGATGCGAATGCTCGCCGGAAGTCTGACGCCCGACGACCTCCTCTCCTCCGGGACCGGGGCATCGGGCGGGGGCTTCCTCCGCCTTGGCGTCACGGACCCCGTTCCCCCGGGAACGCCCGAGGGGACCCTCGTGATCCGAGTGCCATGAGCATCGCATTGCGAGGATTCGCCCATGCCGAGGCGTTCAAGGGCGAGGCGACGACGCTGAGCGCCACCTCCAGAGTCGGAGACACCGCCGTCCTCATAATGAGTGGTCAACAGGTGTCCCCCGGCGATCTTACCGTCCCGGAGGGATGGACCGGTGTCGCCCAGCAGCAGATCGTCGGGATCACCCGGTGCGGCTACTTCGCTCGACGCCTGATCACCGATCCCGCTCAGACCCAGGACGTCCAGTGGGCGAACAAGAGCCAGTTCTGGGGCGCGAGACAGAACGCGTTCCTGATGATCTTCGACGGCGAGGCCGACGTGCGTCCCGGCGACCCGCCCTGGGCCGAGGGAGTGCCGACAATTGAGCGGGAATCCTACGTCGTCTCCCAGAGTCACGGGCCGTCTGCGAACCCGCTGATGGAGTGGACCGTCCTCGACGGCGACATCGTGTTCACCGGAAAGGCGACGGTCTCGACCGAGAAGTCGTGGTCCGCCCTTCGTGTGGCCCGCACGTCCCACACTCCCGTCGTCGGTCCCCCGGGGCAGGTCCCCGCGGCGTGGCTCGCATTCTCCATCGTCAGGCCCGTTCCGGCCCCTTTGCAGAACGTGTCCGTCTACGAGGGCGGGACGACCAAGCCGTGCATCCTCTCCGTGTGGAGGAACCGCGATGAGGTCTTCGCCAGGAGAGCCGGCGTCATGCCGTCCCTGGTCAAGACCACCGCGGCCCTGCTCGCCAAGAATGGCTTCATCGTCGCCCATCGAGGAGGCTCCCAGGGCTGGGTCGAGGGGACGGTTCAAGGCTACACCGATTCCGTGGCGCACGGGGTCGACGCCCTCGAGTTCTCGGCCGCGAGGACCGTCGACGGCGTCTGGTTCCAGAACCACGACAACAATCTGAAGTCCCTCGGAGGACCGGATCGCTCGACGTCCACGATGACATGGTCGGAGGTCGTCGAGGCGCTTAAGGGCACCGGGAAGACGCCGTGCCGTCTCGACTGGCTTCTGGAGCATTACGGGGATGGCGTCATCGTCTTCGACCCGAAGAGCTCGTTCGCTCGCTACGACGAGATTCATGATATTTTCAAGGGTCGTCGCGACCGCACCATCATGAAGTTCTTCGGGGACAACAAGGCGTTCTTCCAGGCGATGAAGCTTCGAGGATATTCGACCTGGGGGTATGCGTATCCGTCGTCCGTCGGTTCCGCATGGTGGAACGACTTCGTGAACGGCGCGCACATTGACATCCCCTCGATGTCGTGGGACGCGTCTGCGGATATTTGGAAGACGCTGACGGATACCGGGAAGCCGGTGGTCTCTCACATCACCTCCATCAAGGCGCAGATCGACGCGGCCGCGGCGAAGGGCGCACGGGGGTCCATCGTCTCCGCCGTATCCACAGTACTGTCAATCCAAGTGTAAGGAGAATCATGGCAACTACCGTTCAGTACGGGACCGTCTTCTCGACTCCCGTTGTCATTCGCCCGCTGACCGCCAAGGAGGAGGACCTCAAGAAGAAGGGGGTCTACCTCGACAAGACGCGCACCACGGTGAACCTGGAGGCCGGCATCTACCTCTTCGAGTTCCCGAAGACCAACCTCCCGGTCATCCCCCGTAAGATCAGCGGGACGGGCACTCTCACGGTCGACGCCGTCATTCCGTCGTGATCATGCGAAAGCAACCCATCGTACGAGCCGAGAGGATGGGACTGCCGGGAACCTCGGCGGTTCTCCGCCCCGGGTCGAAGGATCTTCAGCCCTCCGAGAAGACATACCTCGTCGAGGTCGTGGGGGAGACTCCGACCGCCGCTCCGATCCGAGTCGGAGGTTCGGTGTCCTACGGGCAGGTGCTCAACGAGCTCGCGCCCATCCGCGGCCTCACCGTGGGCGTCATCGGGGATTCCTTCACCGAGGGCGAGAACGGGGTTCCGTCCTATCTGGGCGTGGCCTCGGTCATGTGCAGGGAACTGCATGCCGACGTCATCCCGTCCTATCAGACCGGAACCGGTTACCTCAGTCCCGGGCAGGGCGGCAGGGCCGTGTTCGGCGATGACAGTCGAATCGACGCCGTCCTCGCCGGCGACCCGGATGTCCTGTTCTTCTTCGGATCGGTCAACGACAGGGCCCGGGGGGACGGGAACGCCGTGGCGACCGCCGCCGAGGCCGCCTATCGGAAGGTCTGGAGCAAGCGTCGGGATATTCCCATCATCGTGGCCGGCATCCAGCCGACAGCCCCTCCCCCGACGTTCTCTGACGCCACTTCCGACATCAATCAGAAGATGCGAGCGCTCGTTGAGCGCCTCAATGAGGACTACCCGATCGCGTACATCGACCAGATCGGCACGAGTATCAGAAACGCGACCGCGTTCGCTCAGGGCAAGCCGTATTTCGCGGGAGACGTCGTCTACTTCGAGGGCATCGGCTACGAGTTCTGGAAGAACTGGTCCGGTTCTACCCTGGCGGAGGCGCCGGTTCGCCGTAAGTCGATCTGCTTCACGGGAACCGGACAGGTCGGCACCCCGAAGGGGGACGGTAACAGGGATATTTACCTGCACTCGGATGGCACTCACCCCACGTGGTCCGGATCCGAGGCGTACGGCAAGGCCCTCGCCGCGGAGTTCGCCGTTGCCTATCGGGATACGTTCTTCCGACGGCCGCGGACGGAGCACGCCGAGCCTCCCGCACCGCCGGTCCCGAACCCGTTCCGGGATGAGCCGCATCTCGCGGCGTTCAATGCGCATTACTGGGACGAGGACGAAGTCGTCGCATCGGAGACCAGGCTCCGGAAGGCCGTTTCAGATGGCGCCGACGGATTCGTGTTCTGGGTCCGGAGCACATCGGACGACGTGCTCGTGCTGTCGTTCGCCAATACGCTCCCGATGGCGGAGGGGACCAGCCCAAGCATCAACCAGACGACTCTCGAGGCTCTGAGGGCTCTCAAGACCAAGGGCGGGAAGATCGCCACTTTCGATGAGGGTCTCAGGCTCTGCAAGGAGCTCAACGTCGGATGCCTCGTGCTCAACGGCGTCAAGTTCCCCCAGGACGGAAGCCAGTCGTGGAACGTGCGCATCGAGAACAACATCGCCGCCATGGTAAAGGCCGTGTTCGGCGATGACGCTTCGAAGTACGTCAAGTTCTACACCGGTCCGACCGACTCCGACGCGCGAACCCGGTATGCCGCGGTTGTTCCGGACGCCGAACAGGTCATCCACTATCACAACGACACCGTTGTCAACACGCCGCCTCCGGCCGGGAGCATCATCTCCTCGGCCAACACGCTCAACGCCGCGTCCGTGTCCAAGCTCAAGACCTACGGACGCCCGATGTGGTACACGCAGATCGCGAATCGGCAGCTGGGCGAGGGCGCGAGGAGTCTCGGTGTCGATTGGAAGGGGTTCACCTTCCGAGTGCGCGTCGCGCTCGAAGCCCTTCCCCCGAAGCAGTAGACCCGCTCAAAATAGGAGGTTATATGAGCGACCCACAGGATCGGCAGGAGACCGATCTCACCAGGAGCGTCGGCGATCCCTTCGAGGACAAGGCCGATGACGTTCCTCAGACGCCGGAGGTGCTCTCGTGAGCGGGCCCGCCGACGTTCTCTATCACGCGGCCAAGCGCATCGGCTACTACGCCCCCGACGACCCGGAACCGGGTTCGGAGGCCGGCCGGTACTGGGCCCGTAAGACCGGGCAGGCATGGCTCGCCGGTCCGAGCACGTCGATCTGGTGGTGCATGCTCTTCGTGAGCATGTGCTTCGACGAAGCCGGGCAGATCGACGCCATCGGCGGCTTCTCGTACAACACCGACGTCACACTCGCCCACATCCGGAACCACCCGGACGCGTACTTCGTGTCCGTCGGCGAAGCCGAGCCCGGCGATGTTGTGATCTTCGACTGGGACGACAGCACCGCGGCCACCGATCACGTCGGCATCGTCGAGGCGAACCTCGGTGGCGGAGTCCTCCAGACGATCGAGGGCAACACCTCGTCCGGCGCGTACGGCTCGCAGTCCGCGGGCAACGGCGTCTGGCGGCGCCAGCGGTCCTACGGGATCGCGTACGTCATCCGGCCCGCCTGGGTCGGCAGCGGCTCGTCCTCGGCCCCCGCGGTCAAGCCGTCCTGGTGGATCGACGAGGACGGAGTCTGGGGTGCCCAGACCGGCGCTCGGTTCCGCGGCGTCATGGGGCTCGATTCCTCGGCCACGTGGACGGAGGCGTGCAAGCGCTTCCAGACGTTCCTCAACGGGGCTCTCGACGCCTACGAGATCCGCAAGCTCACCGGAGACTACAAGCTCGAGGTGGACGGCGTCGACGGTGAGAAGACCTGGAAGTGCTTCCAGCACTTCTGGAACATGTCCGACATCCCGGGGGACGACTCCCTCCTCGAGGAGGACGGCGTCCAGGGCATCGACACCACCACGAAGGTCCAGAAGACCCTGAACGCCAGCTGGCACGGGTCGCAGGGTCTGGCCAAGGCTCCCTGAGGCTCAAAATGGGAGAGATGGTACTGGAGGCCAAGGGCGGCTTCCCGAAAACCGAATCGTGGCTCGCGAAGATCGGCAAGATGTCGATCTCCGCTCAGTTGTCGCGCTATGGGGAGAAGGGCGTCCGCGCTCTGGCCTCCAGTACCCCCCGACGAACCGGGAAGACTGCCGGGTCGTGGGGGTATGAGATCAGTCAGAAGGGGAACCGGTGGACGATAACGTGGACGAACACGAACATCGTCAACGGCGTTCCCATCGCGCTCGTCCTGGAGTACGGGCACGGCACCGGCACCGGCGGTTACGTCGCCGGCAGGCAGTACATCACCAAGGCGATCGAGCCGATAATGAACGAGATCGCGGACGGGGTCTGGAAGGCGGTGAAGAATGGCTAGCGTCGAGTCCAGAGTCGTATCTCTGAAGTTCGATAACAGTCAGTTCATGAGCGGTGTGAAGAGCACCATCGGCGGCCTCAAGGGCCTCAAGCAGTTGATGTCCGAGAAGATCAGCTCGTCCCCGCTCTCGGGGATCGCCGACTCCATCCGGGCCATCGACTTCTCCTCGATCTCCAACGGGGCCTCCGAGGCCGGTAACCGAGTCGGAATCTTCGCCACCGCCGCGGGGGTGGCCCTGGGCAATCTCGCGTCAAAGGCCATCGAAGCCGGCGTGAGCATGGTGAAGTCGTTCACGATCCAACCGATCATTGACGGCTTCAAGGAGTACGAGCTCCAGCTCAACTCCGTTCAGACCATTCTCGCCAACACCGCGAGCAAGGGCGAGAACATCCAGACGGTGAACGCCGCTCTGGACGAGCTGAACCGTTATGCGGATCTCACGAAGTACAACTTCTCAGAGATGACGCACAACATCGGCATGTTCACGTCCGCCGGTGTCGGACTGAAAGACTCCGTATCGGCCATCAAGGGTCTGTCGAACGTCGCGGCGGCATCGGGATCCACGTCCCAGCAGGCCGCGACCGCGATGTACCAGTTGTCGCAGGCGATCTCCGCCGGCAGCGTGAAGCTGATGGACTGGAACTCCATCGTGAACGCCGGCATGGGCGGCGAGCAGTTCCAGGAGGCCCTGAAGCGCACGGCCCGCATGCACGGCGAGGCCGTTGACGAGTACATCGAGAAAGAGGGGTCCTTCCGAGAGTCCCTCAAGGACGGCTGGCTGACCGCCGAGGTCATGCTGGACACCCTGAACCAGATGACCGGCGACCTCACCGACGAGCAGCTCCGCGAGATGGGCTACACGGACGAGCAGATCGCTCAGATCCAGCAGTTCGCGAAGGCCGGCCTCGAGGCCGCCACCTCGTACAAGACCTGGTCCGATGTCGTCGACGCCTCGATGGAGGCCGTCGGGTCGGGCTGGGCTTCATTCTGGCGGATCATAATCGGAGACTTCGAGCAGGCCAAGACCCTGTGGACCGAGGTCGGCAACGCCGTGAGCAACTCTATCGGAAGCATGTTCGACTCCATCAACGGAGTCGCGCAGGCATTCGTCGATCTCGGCGGTCGTGCTGCGGTGATCAACACCATCCGCAACATCGTCCTCGCCGTGGTCCGACCGATCAAGGCGCTGGGGCAGGCTTTCGGCGACGTCTTCACCGGCGGTCCGGCCAACATGCTCGCCACCTTCGCCAAGGGGCTGGAGAAGCTCACCTCGATATTCGTCCTCAGCGAGGAGAATGCGGGTCGTCTGCGCACGGCCTTCGCGGGAATCTGGTCGGTCCTGCACATCATGCTCTGGCCGATCCAGCAGATCGGGAAGCTCTTCGCCTGGGTCGCGAACGGCGTCCTCAGTCTGGTGGGCATTCTCACCGGAGGAGCCACGACCGGCTTCCTCGGAGTCGCCTCGGCCATCGCCAAGGGGCCGATCGCGCTCGACAAGTGGATCTCCAGTCTCAACCCGATCGGGAAGATGATCGACTGGGTGAACGCCAAGCTGGCGGCATTCCGCGACTGGCTCGGACCGAAGTTCACCGGAGCCATCGACGGCGCCAAGGACGCATTCGGCCGTCTCAAGGACGCCGCCGGCGAGAAGGTCTCGGCGGGCTGGGACAAGCTGCGCGAGAAGGGCTCGTCCTTCGCCAGCACGATCGCCGCCAAGTTCTCCCCCGCGGTCGATTCCGCGAAGGGAGCCCTTGACGCCTTCGGCGAATCGGTCAAGGGCAAGATCGAGAGCGGTCTCACCAGCCTCTCGGAGAAGTCCAAGACCGTTGCGACGATCTTCGGCGAGGTGTTCTCCGGACGAGTCATGGCCGTCGCCCCGGGCTTCGCCACTGCGGTCTACAAGATCGCGGACGCGATGCACCGGGCGTACGAGAAGATCAAGGAGTTCGCCGGTGAGATGGGGAAAGCCTTCGACGCGAAGGTCGTCGCGTGGGCCGACAAGCTCGCGCAGAAGTTCTCCTCCGTCGGTTCCGCCGTGGGCGCTGCGAAGGACGCGGTGTCGTCCGTCAGCGCTCCGAACGTCGACACATCTCAGGTGCAGGCCGCCGCAACGAGCGCGCAGGAGAGCGCATCGGCCGCGGCCTCCCAGGCGAAGTCAAAATGGGAGGCTTTCGCCGACTGGCTCACGACCGAGTTGCCGGCGAAGTTCAACAAGATCAAGCAGGATCTTGCTCCGCTGGCCAACGCCCTCAAGACCGTCTTCGGTGGCGTTGGGAAGGCGATCAAGGAGGCATTCCGCATCGAGGAGGGCGACCTCGGGTTCGCCAAGATCGTCAACTGGATCCTCGCCGGGGGTCTCGTTGCCGCCATCTACAAGCTGGCCGATGCATTCAAGAGCGTCAAGGCCCCGATCGGGGCTTTCGAGGAGCTCCTGGGTTCGCTCGGGAAGACCCTCGACGCGACGGCCAATCAGATCAACGCCAAGGCGCTTCTCACGGTCGCCGCCGCCATCGCCATCCTCGCCGCGTCCATGTGGCTGCTCGCCACGATCGACTCCGACGGGGTGACCAACGCCGGTGTTGCCATCGGCGTCGTCACCGGTGCGGTGGTCGCGCTTATCAAGACGATGTCCGGTATCTCCAAGGACCTCAAGGCCGGTGGGGCGCTGGCCCTCATGGCCACGTCCCTCATCAGTATCGCCGGCGGCATCCTGCTGGTCGCGCTGGCCGCGAAGCTTCTCGGTTCCCTCGACGAGGACGAGATGCTCAAGGCCCTTCGAGCACTGGTGGTCGTCACCGGAGCCCTCATCGCGACGGCGAAGGGGCTCAACGGGATCAAGATCAACCCCTCAGCCGGTCTGACATTGATCGCCTTCGCCATTTCGCTGTCCCTCGTGGGGCTGGCCCTCAAGATTCTGGGGAACCTGAGTCTGAAGGAGGCCCTTGAAGGCATGGCGCTCATGTTGCTGATCTCGGTTCAGATGATCGCCATCGCCCTTCTCGCGGGAGACATGAAGAGCACTTCGTTCTTGAATCTCCTGGCCATGGCGATCGCCATGCAAGTCGCGGCCCTTGTGCTCGTCCAACTCGGTCTGCTCCCATGGCAGGTGGCCCTTCAGGGGATCATCGTCATGGGCGCGGTGGTCGCCGAACTCGGCCTTCTCACCCGCCTCGCCGGGAACGTCAAGCCGAAGGCTGCTCTGGGGCTCGTCGCCGCGGCGCTGTCCCTTCAAATAGCATCGACCGCGGTGGTCGCCCTCGGTCTTCTCCCATGGCAGGTGGTCCTTCAGGGGATCATCGCCATGGCCGCCGTTCTGGCGGAGATAGTCATCGCTTCGACGATGATGAACGGGAACGTGGCGGGCGCGAAGACGATGGCTCTCATGGCCGCGTCGCTCGTCCTGCTGGCCGGCAGCCTCAAGATTCTCGGGTCTATGCCGTGGCAGGCTCTGGCCCTCGGTCTTATCGGTCTGGCGGCGGGGCTCGGTATCATCATCGCTGCGGGATTCCTCGCCGGGAAGAGCGCCGCTGGATTCCTGGTCCTGGTGGCCGCCATCAAGGCCATCGGCTTCGCGATCATCGGCGTGGCCGCTCTGCTGACCGCAATCACCGCCCTTCTCGCCGCGATCGCGGTGGTCGGCGCGCCGGCGTTCGCCGCTCTCGCGGGGGGCATTGTGCTCCTGGCGAATACGATCCCGACCATTGCCAAAGCGGTGATGGACGGGCTGATGGTCATTCTCCAGTCGATCATCGACAACCGGGAGACGATCGCTCAGTCGATCGCCGCATTGATCATCGCCCTGTGCGAGGCGCTCGTCGCCAGCATGCCGTCCATAGTGGCCGCTCTCGGAGCGCTTCTCGACGGAGCGATTCAGGTGCTGGTGGAGTACATCCCGAAGATCGTCGCCGCGGGCGTCGACATCATCATCGCCCTGCTGGTGGCCCTGGGTCAGAGGGCTCCGGATTTCGTGAACGCCGCCGTGAATCTGATTCTCGCGTTCATCAACGGGATCGCCAGTCGAATCGGCGACGTCATCGCCGCCGCGTTCAACCTGATCATCTCCTTCATCGAAGGACTGGCCAACGCGATCGACACGTACGAGGGCCGCCTCCGCGCGGCCATCGGCAAGCTGATCAGGGCCATCGCCAGATTCGTCGTCAACTCCGCGAAGGATCTCCTCAAAATCGGAGGTGACATCATCGGCGGCATCGTCAAGGGCATCGGGAACGCGGGTCACAAGATCAAGGACAAGATCGTGAGCTTCTGCCAGGGAGCGTGGGAGAGCGTCAAGTCGTTCTTCGGAATCGCATCGCCTTCGAAGCTCATGGCGGAGGTCGGCAAGAACGTCATGCTCGGCGCCGCGAAGGGCATTGAGGACAACGGAGACGCCTTCGTCGACGAGACGGTGATGGCCGCCAAGAACGCGAAGGACGGCTTCAATCGTGCTCTCGCCGACGGGTTCGACGCGGAGTTCTCGTCCTTCCAGCCCACGATCGTCCCCGTTGTGGACCTCACGGAGGCTCGAAAGGGCCTAGAGGCCATGAGCGGCGACATGGTCAGCGTCGGCGCCAGGATGTCCGCTTCGCTTCCGGCGAAGCCCTCGTCTTCCGAGCCTTCTTCGACGGAGGACGCGGATCGGCAGAGGAACGTGGTCGTGACGCAGAACAACTACTCTCCGGAGTCACTGAACGAGGCGAAGATCTACCGGCAGACCCGGAATCTCGTCAGCATGCTGCAATACTCATGAGGAAGGATTTCCATGATTCTCGGAGTCAGCGTATTCTCCGATAACGGCGAGTCCATCAGACTTCCGCTCCGGGATTTTTGGGGAACCGGTCTCGCGATCACGAACATCACCGGACTGGGCCCCGTTAAAAGCGATCTCCGGATCACGAATTACGGGGCCCAGTCCGGTGGATACTATAACGGTTCTCGTATCGGCACCAGGAATATCGTCATGACGATACGCCCTTGCGGCGATGACATCGAGAAGGTACGCAGATACGCGTACCGACTGTTTGATGTGGAAGAGCACGTGACTCTGGTGGTGGACACGGATTACGGCGATCGCCGCATCGACGGCTACGTGGAATCCTTCGAGGTCGATATGTTCTCGGCCGCGGAGCAGTTCGTGATCAGTATACTGTGCCCCCGTCCGGAGTTCACAGACGGATCGGGGGTTGTACTGACGTCTTCGAGCGCGGATACGATGAACGCGATGTTCGAGTTCCCGTTCGAGTCCCGTTGGCTCATGGACGACATCGAGTTCGGGACGCCGCAGGATTACGCCGAGAACATCGTCCACTACGGCGGAGAAGTGCCCACCGGATGCGAGATGCACATTGATATTCTGTCCGATCCCGGGAAGAATATCGTCATCGAGGGACCTCGCGGTAGTCGCGTTGTCGTCGACAATGTAAACTCCGTGATCAAGAAGGACGGACGACTGGTTCTCAACACCGTCATCGGGAAGAGGGCGGCGTATTACGTCAAGAACGGAACTCGAACCGATCTGGCATGGACGTTGTGGAATCAGAGCAATTGGCCGATTCTGTATCCCGGCTACAACACGATAGTGGTGAAGACCGATAACCTCTTCGAGGTTCGGATGACCTGCTATTACCAGAATCTGTATCGAGGTATCTGATATGTTCATGATCGAGTACCCCACTCGGGGAGCGTACGGCGCCGTGACGCGCGAACAGCCCTCGCTCATCATTGACGACTTCTACTCCGCTTCCTGGACCGAGCGCTTCTGGGACATCGGCGAGGCCCATCTCGAGCTCCCGATGAAGTACTACGCCCTCGCCCTTGATGCGCGCCGCTATCCGAATGGTCATTACCTCCATTTCTCCGAGAGCGAACGGGTTATGAACCTGTGCTCCGCACGAGTGGCGGCCAAGAGGGACGACCCCAGGCTCATCCTCAACTACAAGTCCCTCGAGAACTTCCTGTCATTCCGAAGAGTGCATGAAGGCCCGATGGGATGGCCGTACTACTCTCCGCCGATCGCGGGCATTCAGAATTATACCCTTCTCGATATGTGGCGGCACTACTTCGCCACTCGCTATCGGGTTCCGTCGATGCAGTACTACAAGGATCCGAAGGTGTCCGATGACTGGATCGGGCTCATGCGTCTCGATTTCAACGTCGGAGACACCGTTCTCGACGTGACCAAGAAGTCGTGCATGCGCACTCTTCCGTTCCGGAAGCGTCACGGCTTCCAGATCAAGGTGGAGGGCGAGGAGAAGCGCTGGTGGAACATGTACATCATCGGCGTGGACGCCCCTGATCCTCTTCCCGACTGGACGGACTATATCGAGGCGTTGGAGTTCGGAATCGACCCGAGCAAGTACGCGAACGCCGCTATGGTGTTCGTTCCGAAGGTCGAGGAGACGAAGAACGCCCAAGGCGTGTACGACGGCTACCGAGAAGTCGGCAAGATGATATACGATTCGCCGACGTATTACGAGCCCGGGCTCGTGGCCGAATGGAATAGGGTCGAGAAGAAAATCGAGTACCAACTGGACGGCAAGCCCTACAAAGAGGCCATGGCCATGCTTCAGTATGCCGCCGACGTCTGGAGTCAGATCGGAGGACCGAACGACACCGGTATGGCGAAGAAGCTGGTCAAGGAGCAGTCCTCCGTACAGACCGTGGCGACGACCCCGGCCACCATATCCAAGGATCTCAAATACGGACGGGACTATCGCCTCGGGACCATGTTCCAATGGACCCCCTATGCCGGAGCCGGGATCTACAACACCGCTTGGTACGACGCCTCCACGTCCTTCGAGGCGCTGGTGACCGAATACACCTGGACGATCGACGATTCCGGTGTCGTCGAGACTCCGGGAATCGTAATGTGAGAGGAGCGTTATGGCGCAACGTTTCGGATTCTTCGACTCCATCAACAAGGATCGAAGATACAACGCCACCGATATGGGTAGGATGTTCGACGGTCTCATTCGGGATGGCATTTATATGAGTTATCTCGAGGCATTCGCGGTTCAACCGGCCGGGCAGATGACCGTATGGGTTCGACCCGGGCGCTGCTGGTTCAATCACCGCTGGTTCGAGATTGATGAGCCCTTGAAGCTGGACATCGCTTCGGCGCACACCACTTGGGCGCGATGGGACGTCATCGTCATCGAGGTGAACGAGGCCGAGACCGTCAGGTCGGTTTCGCTGCGCATCATGCAGGGGTCGCCCAGCAGTGCACCGTCCGAGCCCCCCATCAGCGGAACGCAGACCCTTCACCGGTATCCCATTGCGGCGATCAACGTGAAGGCGGGAATGACCTCGATCAACTCGTCGGAGATATACGACCGCCGCGGAAGTGATGCGTGCCCCTGGGTCGCCAACATCAATGGTTCGATCCCGGTCAAGGGGCTCACCGACCAGATGAGCGCCGAGTTCCAGGCTTGGTTCTCCGGTCTCAAGGACGCCGCTCTGAATCCTCCCAACGCCAACGCCGAATTGGCGGCGGTGAAGAGCGAGGTCGTGACCCTCAAGAAGCACTGGGACACCGGAGGCATGCCGGCCGGTTCGATCGCGCCTTCGACGAAGATTCCGCTCATCGCGTCCGATGGCAACACGTCGACTTCGTCCGCGGATGTTTTCGCGTATGAGATCTTCGACGGCATTCCCAGCGCGCACAACGCCCTGTACCGCGGGAAGAATCTCGGGACCGTGATGACCGCCGCGCAGGCCGCGCAAGTGGCCGCCGGGACGTTCCGGGATCTCTGGCTGGGCGATTACTGGACGAACGGCGGGCGTGATTACGTCATCGCCGGGTTCGATTACTGGTACGGGCTTCGTGGTGTTTCCCGTCATCACATCGCGGTGGTGCCCAAATACAGTGTGAGCGGAAACGCGATGCACTCCGGACGGATGACGAACGGGGTGTATTACACCGATATGTACCAGACGGTGCTTCCCGGTTTCCGGACGCAGTTCCAGAACGTGTTCGGGAATCGGATCATCCCTCATCCCGTCGTGTTCATCAGCAGCTACGACGCAAATTCCAATCCGAAGAGCTACACTTCGTTGGACGTTGATATTTCCATTCCGGATCCGGGCATGGTCTCGACATCCGGGTGGACGACTGGAATCAGCGACGGGGTCACTCGGAACCGCGCCTCCGGCAATCGTCTGCTCCCGATCGTACTGCTCAACAGTGCGTTCGCCAACACCTCGTCGAATGATGGGTATTGGCTCAACGCCTCGTACGGCCCCAGTTCGGTCGCGTACATGCGCAACGACGGCAGTATCGACCAGTCCAATCCTGATAACAGCAAGTTCGTCTGGCCGATCTTCGCAGTTAGTGGGTGATATTCTATTGCTCCCACATCACATCGAGCTGATACTCACCGTGGCGGGTTCGGTGCTCGCCTCCTCGGGCTTCTGGGCCTGGCTTACGAGGAGGACGAGCGACCGGAGCGCCACGCGGGAGATGATACGCGGCCTCGCGCACGATCGGGTCGTCCACGTCGGGAAAGGATACATTCGACGCGGATATTTGACTTTAGACGAGTACGAGGACTTCATGGAGTACCTCGCGAGGCCGTACCAGAGCATGGGGGGCAACGGCCTCGCCGAGCGCGTCATTCTCGAGGTTCAGCACCTGCCCATCTATCCGGACTACAAGAAGGACATCGGATGAAGAACAAGACATACGACACCCTCAAGTGGGTTGCGCTCGTGGCACTCCCCGCGTTCGTGACCTTCTTCCTCGCGCTGGCCCCGCTGTGGAACATCCCGAACGCGCAGGCGATCGCGGCCACCATTACGGCGTTCACGACATTCCTGGGCGCTCTCCTGGGCGTCTCCAGCGCCAAGTACACTCCGCCGACCGACGGGGTGCTCAATGTCGTGTCCGACCCCCATGTCGAAGCCCCGGCCGAGGTGAGCGCCGCTCTGAAGGAGGAGCCCGAGAGCCTTCCCTCGACAATCACCCTACGGGTGGTCAAGTCCCACGTTTAGGGGATATTCACGCAGGCCATAGTGAAGAGTCAGTCTACGAAAGGAGAAATCATGACTGACGCCCCCGACTACGAGGACCTCGCCCGCGAGATCCGCATGAATATGTCCGAGGACGGTGATCCCGCCAGCGAGCGGTACACCTCCCTGCTGCGTAACCTCTCCGAGGTCGAGAGACTCAAGAAGGAGGCGCGCGTCAAGCGCCTCTCGGAGCGAATCGACCCGAATGTGGTCATCAGCGCGGGAGGGTCCATCGCAGGAATCCTTCTCGTCATTCGTGCGGAGAAGTGGGCGGTCCTCACTTCGAAGGCATTCAGCCTGATTAGCAAGATCAGGATCTGACGCTTCGCCCCATCCCCCCTGTTCGACTAACAACGTCGCAGGGGGGATGGGCACTCGGACCATATTTTTCTCGGCGCATGGTGAGATACACACCTCTTAGAAAGGAGGAACCATGCTCGAGATCCTGGCGTTTCTGCTCGTCCTGATCTGGCTCGTTTCCGATAAGAGGCCGTAGCCTCCGCTCCGTGCTCCGCAAGGGGTACGGATCTTGTGATATTTTCACTCACCCCATAGTGAGATACACGTCTCTCCATGCATCACCCGGTGCATGGGCCTTCCGAGAGGAGAACGCCAATGTCCACCGCTTACGAGCTCATCATCCAGTTCCCGGACAAGCCCTCCAGGGCCGAGTTCGAGAAGGCCCTGACCGAGAAGAACACCCTCCTGCTCTTGCCCGAGTTCGACTACAAGAACATGGTCCGTGCGACCGTCGTCAGGAAGGACCGCTGATCATGAACACTGACGGAGTCTACGACATCACCGGAATCAGGCTCATCTTCGACTACGGGGCGATCCAGGATCGCAACAAGTTCCAGATCCGCATCGAGAAGTACTACGGACCCAATGCCATGTGGGGGGTTGTGAACCGCTCCGAGATGGGCGGGTACCCCTGCATCGACATCTCGGTCCCCAAGGATATCTTCCTGGCGACCGCCATGGCCAACATCGAGGACTGCGTCAAGCGGGCGGGGCGTGCCGACGAGCCCGTGCCCTGCGGACAGATGATGCTCAGGAGGTACTGACCCATGCTCATTCGACCCGCCGTTCAGATCATCGCACGGCACGCCCCGCAGATCCTCGCGGGGCTCGCAGTCGTCGGCGTCGGCGTCACCGCCGTTCAGGCCGCGCAGGGACACCTCGCGGCCCAGGACGTGCGGTACGAACTCGGCGAGAGCCGGGGCGAGACGCTGTACAACATGCTGCGCGCACGGTGGAAGTACTACGCGCCGGCCACCATCACGGGCATCCTCACGATCGCCTGCGTCATCGGGGGGACGAAGGTCTCCCTGGTCCGCCAGGCATCGCTCGTCAGCGCCCTCGGACTCATGAAGTCCTCTCACGAGAGGCTTCAGAGGTCCGTCGAGGCGCTCCCCGAGGAGGCCCGGAACGAGGTGCGCTCCCTCGCCGCGAAGGACTCCATCGCGGCCGGAGAGCCGCCCTCCGGCGCCCTGTTCGTCGGAAACGGGGACATCCTCTGGCAGGATGCGTTCACCGGGCGATACTTCACCGCCGACAAGAACAGGGTCGACCAGGCGGTGAACTCGGTCAACCACGCGCTCATCCACGGCGACGCCATCTCGCTCAACGAGTTCTACGAGCGAGTCGGGCTCGAGACCGTTTCGTCCGGCGACGAGCTCGGATGGGCGATCGGAGGTCCCCTCGTCGAGGTGCAGACCGTCGCCGCCCTCTCGAGGGACGGCAGGCCCTGCGTCTCCCTCGATTTCATCACCCCGCCGCGCCCGCAGTGGTGGAAGATCGGCTGATATTTTCACACAACCCATAGTGAAGGACACCCCTACCCGAAAGGATACTCCAATGTCCGACAACCAGAACCCCGACACCCCGACCACCACTGGTCAGGAGGTCGCCACCACTTCTGCGCCCACCCTTGGTGAGCGCGTCGACTCGTGGGTTCGTTCCCACCCCCGCACCGTTTCGACGGCCAAGGCGGTCGGTCGCTTCACGTTGTACGTGGGCGGCACGATCGGCGCCCTGGCCCTGATCGGGGCGTTGGGAAGCGACCCCGATGAGTCCGACGACGCCTACGAGGAGGACGAGGAGGAGTGACCGACCCCCGACACCGTCAATCGCACGGTGTCGGGGTTTTCACTCGTCACATGGTGAAAGGAAGGTGATATTCACCATGAAGCAGAAGCACCTCTGGATTCCCCGCCTCCTCTGCAAGGTCGGGTCGACCGCAACCGGCATCGCCGTGTCCACGGCCTTGACCGCCGCCTGCCCCCCAGCGGGAATGCTGATGACCGCAGTATTCCTCACCGGAGGGGCGTGCGCCGGCATCGCCGTGAGCAAGCCCACCGAACGCGAACTCCTCTCCTTCGCAGGAGAGGTCGAGGAATCCATCGAGGCCGCAAAAGCGGCACTGAACCACTGACCATTCAACCCCCATGCATCACCCGGTGCATGGGCCTTTCGAAAGGAATACCAAGTGTACCGAGTCAAGGTGAAGTACGAGGACCCCTTCAACGACGACCGCCAGATCGAGGAGGAGCTCCTCTTCAACCTCACCAAGGCCGAGGTCATGCTCGCCATGGGGGATGAGGACTCTTTCCTCAACCAGCTCGCGGCCCTCAACGAGAAGACCGTGACTGACCTCCAGGTGGTCAAGGCGATCACATCCCTCGCCCTCGCGGCCTACTGCGAGAAGGCGGGCAACCGCGTCACCAAGAACCCTGCCCGTCGGGCGGCGTTCAAGACCTCGCCCGTGTTCGACGCCCTCCTCGAGCACCTGGTCTCGAAGAGGGAGAACGCCGTCGCTTTCGTCACGGGAATCGTCCCCCGTGAGGCCCGCGAGCAGGTCGGTAGCCTCCTCGAGGCGCGGAAGTGAGCGGCGACGTCCCCATCCGCCCTGGGGACGGCGAGATCGAGCGGGCGGTTGACTCCGTCGCTCCGAAGAAGGATGACGCACCCATTGCGAGGGCGCGCGTCGTGACCTCTCCGGGGAAGCGGATCCTCAGGGGCGTCTTCGCCTCCTCCCTTGTCGAGCTGGGGTCGTACGTCCTGTTCGACGTCCTCCTTCCGGAGATCAAGGATCTCATCGCCACCACGGCCACGAGCGCCGTGGATCGCGCGATCTACGGGGACCGAGCGGGGAACAGGCCCCCGGTCGGAGGACGAGTCGTCCCCATCCGCCGCCGGGAAGGCTGGACGGAGCGGACGAACTACACGTCCTTCTCCACGCCCTCCCGCGCCGCGCAGGAGCAGCAGGCACCCTCGTCCGAGCGTCCCTCCTACAAGGATCTCGAGTACTCCTCGAGGGAGGACGCGGGGGCCGTCCTGCGATATTTGATCGACGCCATCTCCGAGTACGGGACCGTCACCCTCGGTGATCTGTACGACAAGAGCGGAGTCAGCGTCAAGCCCGTCGATCAGCGATGGGGTTGGCGCGATCTGAGCTTCGCCGGTGTGCGACGCTCTCGCGGCGGGTTCGTCATCGACCTGCCGCAGCCCGAGTTCCTACGATAACTGAATGACGGGGCGCCTGCGAGAGATCGTGGGCGCCCCGTCCAACACGTCATATTCTCACGAAAGGACACACCATGTCACTCCCGGTCACCCTTGCCAAGGGCATCGGAATCACCTCCCTTTTCCTCGTTCGGAACGCGCCCACCATCCTCACCGCGGGCGGCGTCTGCGCCATGATCGGCGCCACGGTCACCGCCGTCAAGGAATCCCTCCGCTATCACGAGGAGGTGAGCGAGCCCGCCATCACTGAACTCGTACAGGCGGAGAGCGATGGCGACGAGAAGAAGAGGGACGCCGCCAAGTGGCGTCTCATCATCAACACCGCCCGTCGGTACGCCCCGACGATCGTCCTCACGGCGGCGGGCATCGCCATGATCTCCGCCGGGCACGGGATCATGCTCCAGAGGGTCTCCGGGCTCTCCAGCGCCCTCGCCCTGGCCTCCTCGAAGGTCGGTGTGCTGGAGAAGTACCAGCAGATCACCGACCCGGACGGCACTCGCCCTCACACCCACCCCGAGGTCAAGCACGAGATGCGTGAGGCCGTTCGCCACGTCCTTCCGGACGCGGACGTGCACAACTGGGCGTTCATGCCGTCCAACCCCAACTGGACGGACTCGCAGACCACCAATGAGATGTTCCTCGAGAGCATGGAGCACTACGCCAATGACCGCCTCGAGCGGTATGGGCATCTGTTCCTCAACGAGGTGTACGACATGCTCGGCATGCCGCGGACCCGTCTCGGGGCCGTCATGGGTTGGCTGAAGGACGACATCGTGGACTTCGGCATCGAGCGGCGGTTCGAGCCCCTCGAGGACGCCGACCCCCGGATTTGGTGGGAGCTCGCCTTCAATGCCGATTCGAACCTGATCACCGCGGAGGCGAAGTGACATGCCTTGGAAGCTCATCGTCACCGGTCTCATCGGGGTCGCCGCGGGCGTCGGCGCCGCAGTCGCCGTCATGCGGGATATTCCCAAGCGCCTCGAGGAGAACGAGAAGCTCTCGTGGCATCACGACGACCGGATCGCCGCGCTCGAGGCCAGACTCACGCTCCTCGAGGAGTCTCCCGAGGTGAAGAAGGCCGTGACTGACAGTATGGTCGACCCTCCGAAGAAGGAGACTCCCGAGGAGTACAAGGCTCTGGTCGAGGAGTACGCCCCCTCCGACGAGCCTCCGTCCGAGATCGAGACCCTGACCGACATCGACGGCCTCTCGATCGAGGACTACGAGTTCATCAACTCGTCCAACGAGCCCGTCGGAGATGGGGAGTGGGACGTCAAGTACGACGCCGCTCACGATGTCCTCTACGACGAGGACGAAGAGGATATTTCGGCGGAGAAGCCTGCGCTCCTCGCGTTCCTCGCGCAGTGGTTCCAGGGCGACAGCGAGGCGCGCTACGCCGAGATCGGGGAGAACGGGCAGGACACGCCCGTTCGCGTCATGATCGTCCCCGACGAGTACGGGGAGGCGTGGTATGACTGATGACGAGGTCGAGTACTACGAGGAGATTCTCGACACGGTCGACCCCCGCGGCGACCACATCACCCTCCTCGAGATCCTCGCCGGAGAGCCGTTCCGGTCGCGCAACCTCGGTGACCGGAACCGCAGCGACGACGTCCTCTACTTCCGGGAGGAGAAGGGCGTGCAGATCTTCGAACCCCCGTCGGTTCTCGAGGTGCTGTACGTCTTCGCCTTCCGCCTGTACGAGGCGGATGACGGCTCCGATCCGCTCTGGTACTTCTGGTCCATGCTGCGGAACGCGGGACTGAAGAAGTACGACGAGAGCGCCTTCGAGAACCCCCTCGCAGTGAGGGAGGTCAGGAAGCGCGTGCACGAGATCGCCGCTATGCATTACGAAGCGGACGGAACCGGAGGATATTTCCGGATCACCCGGGAGCACTACATCGACGACGTTCTGATCACGGACATGCGGAGGATCCCGCTGTGGGACCAGGCGATGGCGTGGTTGGACGACTGAACGGAGAACGCGTATGGACTTCTATTCGCTGCGCACGCGCAAGCGGAAGAACGGCACGATCGCCGTATACCCCGACTATCGGGTGGGTCGCTCGAACGACCTGATGGTTCGGGGGAAGTCCTTCTACGCGGTATGGGACGAGGAGAAGGGGCTGTGGTCACGGGACGAGTACGACGTCGCTCGTTTCGTGGACGCGGATATTCTGAAGACGGTCGAGGAGCTCCGAAAGGAGGCCGATGACGATACGCCGGTCGTCGGAGAGCTCCTGAGCGACTTCTCCAGTGGCCACTGGATGAAGTTCCAATCGTTCCTGAAGAACGTCGGGGATTGCTCGATCGACCTCGACTCCTCCCTTGTCTTCGCCAACACCCCCACCTCAAGGGCGACGTACGCCAGTCGACGGCTTCCGTACGCCCTTGAGGTGGGGGACATCTCCGCCTACGACGAGCTCATGTCGACCCTCTACGACCCCGCAGAGCGCACCAAGATCGAGTGGTGCATCGGCTCTATCGTGGAGGGCGCGTCGAAGGATATTCAGAAGTTCATCGTACTGTACGGGTCCGCCGGCGCAGGGAAGTCGACGGTGCTCAACATCGTGCAGCAGCTCTTCGCGGGCTACTGCACGACCTTCGACGCGAAGGCCCTGGGGTCATCTCAGAACGCCTTCGCCACCGAGGTGTTCCGCACCAACCCCCTGGTGGCGATCCAGCACGACGGGGATCTCTCCAGGATCGAGGACAACACCAAACTCAACAGCATCATCTCCCACGAGGAGATGATCATGAATGAGAAGTACAAGGCGTCCTACTCGGCTCGTGCGAACGCCTTCCTCTGGATGGCGACGAACAGACCCGTGAAGATCACGGACGCGAAGAGCGGCATCATCCGCCGTCTCATCGACGTGACGCCGAGCGGACGCCGTCTCCCCGCCGAGGAGTACATGGCGATCCAGAGGAGGATTCCGGAGGAGCTCGGAGCGATCGCTCATCACTGCCGGGAGGTGTTCCGGTCGATGGGGGCGCACTACTACGACCCGTACCGCCCCACAGAGATGATCCTGAAGACGGACGTCTTCTACAACTTCGTGGAGGACGTGCAGTTCGATATTCAGGACGGGGTCTCCTTGCAGAGGGCGTACGACCTCTACAAGAAGTACTGCGATGAGGCGCTGGTCGAGTACCGTATGCCGAAGTACCGGTTCCGGGAGGAGCTCAAGAACTACTTCAAGGAGTTCCATGAGCGCTACCGGGACGGGGACGAGCGCATTCGGAACTACTACACCGGTTTCCGGGATGACAAGTTCAACGGACGGGAGAAGTCGCCCGAACTCGCGAAGGAGAAGTACTGGCTCTCCCTCGATGAGGACACGGGCGCACTGGATGATATTCTCGCCGATCGCCCGGCCCAGTACGCCGGCGATGACGGGAATCCCACCACGAGATGGGACGACGTCGGGACGACTCTGAAGGAGCTCGATCCGCATCGCCTTCATTTCGTTCGACCGCCACTTGACCACGTGGTGATCGACCTCGATATTCGGGGTGAGAACGGGGAGAAGGACCGCGCCCTGAACCTGGAGGCCGCGAGCCGATTCCCGCCCACGTACGCCGAGTTCAGCAAGAGCGGCGCCGGCGTCCATCTGCATTACGCCTACTCCGGCGATATTTCGGAGCTGTCTCCGGAGTACTCCGAGGGGATCGAGGTCAAGACCTTCCGAGGGCGTGCGAGTCTTCGGAGGATGCTCAACGGGTGCAATGACATTCCGGTGACGACTCTGTCCGAAGGGGCGCTGCCGAGGAAGGAGAAGAAACAGGTGCTCGACCAGGCGCAGGTCAAGAGCGAACGGGCGCTGCGCGAACTCATCATCCGCAATCTCAGGAAGGAGATTCATCCGGCGACGAAACCGTCGATGGACTTCATCGAGAAGATCCTCAACGACGCGTACAACAGCGATCTCTCGTATGACGTCTCGGACATGCGGGGGAAGATCATGTGGTTCGCCATGAAGTCGACGAACCAGAAGGAGGAGTGCCTCAAGATCCTCATGCGCCTCAAGCTGCGCAGCAAGGACGTGGAGAAGGGGGAATACGCCTCGAAGCCGATCGAGAACACGAGCACGGACGACATCGTGTTCTTCGACATCGAGGTCTACCCGAACCTCCTCCTCGTCTGCTGGATGGTCGATCGCGACGGCGCCGAAGTCGTCCCAATGGTCAACCCCTCGAAGGAGGAGATCGAGAGGCTCCTTCAGAAGAAGCTCGTCGGGTTCAACAACCGCAAGTACGACAACCACGTGATCTACGCCCGGTACCTTGGCGAGTCCGTGGCGTCGTGCTACCGGCTGTCGCAGCGACTCGTGCATAACGACAGGAACGCCACCTTCATCGAGGCGTACAACCTGTCGTACACGGACGTGTACGACTTCTCGACGAAGAAGCAGTCCCTCAAGGCGTGGGAGATCGAACTCGGGCTTCCGCACAAGGAGATGGACCACCCCTGGGACGTGCCCGTGCCCGACGATATTCTCCCGCACGTGATCGAGTACTGCGCCAACGACGTGCGGGCCACGAGAGAGGTGTTCCACCACCTCGAGGCGGACTGGGAGGCGCGACAGGTTCTGGCGAAGGTGGCCGGCCTCACGGTCAACCACACGACCAACCAGTGCACCCAGCAGATCATATTCGGGAACGACCGGCGTCCGACGTTCCACCACCGCGACCTCTCGAAGGACTTCCCGGGGTACGAGTTCTCCTACGGGAAGTCGTCGTACCGAGGCGAGGATCCGGGCGAGGGAGGGTACGTCCACGCGAAACCGGGCATCTACAGGAATGTGGCGCTGCTCGACATCGCGTCGATGCATCCGCACTCGCTCATCGCCATGAATGTGTTCGGAGACACCTATACGGCGCGTTTCAAGGCGATTGTGGACGCCAGAATCGCGATCAAGCACGGAGATATGGAGGCCGCCGGAAAGGCCCTTGACGGGGCTCTCAAGCCCTTCCTGGAGGGGGATTTGAAGGCGCTCGCGTACTCTCTGAAGATTGCGATCAACAGCGTGTACGGGCTCACCTCCGCGAGGTTCCCGACGCGCTGCAACGGCATGAGCCCGGCCAACAACCCCGACAACATCGTGGCGAAGAGGGGCGCCCTGTTCATGATCGACCTCAAGCACGCCGTCGAGGAGCGGGGCGGGATCGTCGTCCACATCAAGACGGACTCCATCAAGATCGCGGAGGCGACTCCGGAGATCATCGAGTTCGTCAACGAGTACGGACGGAAGTGGGGGTACACGTTCGAGCACGAGACCACGTACGACCGCATGTGCCTCGTGAACCGGGCCGTGTACCTCGCCCATGACAAGACGGGCTGGCACGCCACGGGAGCCCAGTTCCAGCAGCCCTATGTGTACAACCACCTGTGCGAGGGGCGACCAGATCGCCTTGAGGACTTCGTCGAGAAGAAGCAGGTGATCAAGGGCACATTCTACATCGACCACGGAACCGAGGAGGCGCCCGACAGGCGCTTCGTCGGACGGGTCGGAGAGTTCATCCCGGTGAACGAGGAGGGCGGAGGCGGCGCTCTCGTGGTGAAACGGGATGAGAAGTTCGTCTCGGCCTCCGGGGCGAAGGGATATCTGTGGGAGGAGCGCGCCGTGGTCGAGCGGTACGCTGACGAGAGCGACAGGGACCCCATGTCCTTCGTCGACAGAAAGTACGCGGAGAAGCTCCTGGACGACGCGTACGCGGCGATCTCCAAATACGGGGACGCCGAGGAGTTCATCAACGGCGGTAGAAAGGAAGAGACATGCGCCGATACGGATTCTGGAACTTCATCGGAGACGCCCTCCTGACGATGTTCACTGGCGGATTCTGGCTGATCTGGGTCTTCGTGAGAGAGATGCGCCAGCGCTAGAGTCACAATTTTAACAAGGGGGATAGTGAGATACCCACCCCGAAAGGAACTCCAATGATCGACTTCGTCATGGCTATCGCGAAGACCGCTATCTTCTTCGTCGGCGTCTTCTTCTCCATTGTCCTCATGGGCAAGAGAGGAAGGGCCGTCCGAGAGGCGGTCCGCGGTAACGTCATTATCGTCGACTCTCACAGCCCCCGCAAGTGACTCTCAACCCCCATGCATCACCCGGTGCATGGGCCTTTCGGGGTGGGTATCTCATACGATCGAACGAAAGGAAACTGCAATGCTTCATCCTCTCGCTCTCCTGGGCGAGCTCGTACTCATGACGATCGGCGCCATTCTCCTACAGGAGGGCACCGCCAGGCCCATTAAGAGGTCGGTGACCGCGTCCGTCATTCTGGTCATGGTCTCGGCGGCCCTTCTCGGGTTCGGAGCCACCGTATTCTTCATGAGCCTCGGCTGGCTCATCCACGGCTTCATCGGGGCCTGCATCGGCCTCGGCGCAGCCGGCATCTTCGTCTACATCATCCTCAACGCCACGATCGAAAGGAACCGCTGACATGGCGACCGTCTACACCATCAAGGACACGAAGTTCATCTTCGCCACCAACTTCACTGGTGCCCCGAGCCAGTTCAACCCCAAGGGGGAGAAGCCCAACTGCAACATCGTCCTCGACGAGGAGAACGCGGCGATGCTCCTCGACGCGGGGTTCCGGGTCAAGACGACCAAGCCGAGGGAGGACGGCTCCGAGTACGTCCCCGAGCACTACCTCAACCTCAAGTGCTCCTTCGGCGGGCTCGCCGACCCCGACATCCGCATGGTCCCGTGCCCTCCCGGCGAGGACCCCAGGGAGTGCCAGCAGATCAAGCTCACGGCCGACACCGTGGGCAACATCGACACCGCCCGGGTGGCGCGCGTCGATGTCTCCTTCGCCGACTACCACCACCGCATGGGGGTCAGCGGCTACATCCGCAAGATGATCGTCGTGGTCGTGCCGGACGAGCTGGACCTCGAATGGGGGTTCTGATGGACGAGACCACTATCGCCGTTTACGTCTCCGCCAGCGAGATGGAGAAGATCCCGGAGATCCTCGCCCTCTTCGATATGAGGATCGAGGACATGGGCTTCGTCGGGCGCGTCGGGCCGCGGGGATGGTGGATGATCTGCCCCGGCGTCAGGTGGATCGTCCCCTCGTACAAGCATCCGGACGATGTCGCCCTCGCCGATAACCAGGCCATGGTGGAGGAGGACAACGTCTACCACCTCGTCTGGATGACCGAGTGATAGGCGAAACGTTCGTGGAGACCCCGGACGGACTCGCATACGTCTCGAACATGGGGCGCGTGTGGTCCGTCCGGGCGTCCGCGTATCTCAAGCCCCGAATGCTCGATCTGGGCAAGGGGTTCGACTGGCACGTCTGCTGGGGCAACCGCTGGCGGAACGTCAACGACCTGGTCAGGCTCCTCCACGGCGAGGATCTCGACCTCTTCTGGACGCCGCTGACATCGACCGAGCCGCCGTTCGGGCGCAAGAAGTACCGGGGTCCGGTGAAGGACCTGGACACCGGTATCGTCTACAAGAACATGTGCGCCGCGGCGGAGGCGCTCCACATCAGCCCGTCGATGGTCAGCATGACCGTCGCGGGGAAGATCAAGAGACCACGTTACCGTCTTGGAAAGGAGACATCATGGCGGTCCTGAACTACACCACCGAGTCCGGAGGCAGGGGACGCCTCTATCAGAGCGTCAACCTCGGAGAGCTCTGGAGGCTCTACGAGGAGCGCGGGGTGAGCGAGATCACCATCAACCCCACCAAGGGAGTCATGACGATCGTCGTCGACGGCGCCCGGTGGACCTGGTACAACGGATCCGACGTCCTCATCTTCTCGGACCGCATCGGCTTCCACGGGGTCTTCCCCGGGGCGGCCGGTAGCGGCGAGGAGCTCGCCGAGCGCTTCGGAATCAAGTTCGTCTTCGACAAGCACTGACCGGAAAAGGAGAACAATCATGAAGTGCTGCGCCATTGCGACCGAGGACCACGGGGGGATCGTCGTCTGGAACGACGGGAGGAAGCCGACGTTCGTCAAGAACGGGGAGGAGAAGTTCAAGCGCGTCGCCGGAGGGGAGGTCATCCTCTCCTCGAAGGGGCGGGCCTGGCACCTCCGCGGTGCGCGCCACATCCGGCCCAGACGGGTCGACGGCAAGTGGGTGGTGAAGTACCACGGGGAGGAGCACGACCTCAAGAGCCTCGTCGAGAGGCTCTTCGGCGTTGACCTCCCCGACGACTGGTCCCCCAGCGAGAAGAGCGACCCTCCCGAGCGGAGGCGTCTGCGCAGGGGGCCGGTCAGGTGCCTCGAGACGGGGGTCGTCTACCCGTCCCAGTCCGCCGCGGCGGAGGCCCTCTTCCTCTCCCCCAGCATGGTCGGGAAGACCCTGCGAGGGATGTACAAGAACCCCACGTATCACTTCGAGTACGCAAGCGCCGATGACCTCCCCATCGAGGGTGAGGCTGCGTCCGAAGCAGCGTGAGGCTCTGAACAAGATGCACGACGGGTGCGTCCTCATGGGCGGGGTGGGCTCCGGCAAGTCCATCACGGCCGTCGCCTATTGGCGGAGGGCGCACCCGGATCGTGCTCTCGTCGTGGTCACCACTCCGGCGAAGCGGGATTCCATGGAGTGGGAGGCGGAGATCGCCAAGATGGGGGCCTATGAGGCCCCGTTCGAGGTGGTCTCCTGGAACAAGATCTCGGACGTGAAGGACAGGACCGGCTGTTTCTTCGTGTTCGATGAGCAGAAGCTGAGGGGATCCGGGAAGTGGGCTCAGAACTTCCTGAAGATCTCCTCGAAGAACGACTGGATCATGCTCTCGGCGACGCCCGGGGACTCGTGGAAGGACTACCTGTCCCTGTTCCTCGCCAACGGCTGGTACGAGAACAAGACGGACTTCTACGAGAAGCACGTGATCTGGGACCGGTGGGCGAAGTACCCCAAGATCAAGCGATACGTCAACGAGGCCCGATTGCGGAGGCTGCGAGCCCGCCTGCTCGTGGAGATGGGGGACGACCGAGCGACAGAGCGCCGTTTCGTGGACCACTGGTGCGACTACGACCGTGAATTCTACGAGAAGATGACCAAGAAGCGGTGGGACCCCTACGAGGATGCCCCTCAGAGGGACGCAGCGGCCCTTTGCAGGGTCCAGCAGCGCATAGTCAATACCTCCCACGATCGGCGGGAGAAAGCCCGTCAGATCGTCTCTGAGACGCCCAGGATACTGGTTTTCTACTCCTGGGAGTACGAGCGGGACATCCTTCTCGAGATCGGGGAGGAGCTCGGCCGGACGGTCACCGAGCGCAATGGGCACAGGCACGATCCCGTGCCGGATTCGAGCGAGTACCTCCACATCGTGCACTACTCGTCCTGCGAGGCGTGGAACTGCGTGTCGACGGACACGGTCATGTTCTACTCCCCGTCGTACTCGTGGTGGATGGCCGAACAGGCGTTCGGACGCATCGACCGCATGAACACCGCGTACAGGACGCTGTACTGCCACAGACTCCTCTCCGACTCGTCGATCGGCAGGGCCATCATGGACTGCCAGGCGAGGAAGGGGAGGTTCAACGAAGCAGCCTGGAAGGGCTGAGACCGCGCACAGCGAAAGGAGAACATGATGCGCGACAACGAGATGACGAACGGGGTCTACCTGTGGACGGACGCCGGCCAGTTCGGCGCCTACCTCACCGAGGGGGAGGAGGCGGCCCTCACCAGGGTCTTCCACTACTTCCCCGTCACGGACGTGCGTTGGACGTCCTTCGTCCACTTCCGCCCCGCGAACTGCGGCGGCAAGGACCGGGAGGAGGAGATCCGGAGGGCCATGGTGGTGAAGAACAACTTCATGAGCGCCATGGAGAAGCTGGGCATCCGCGCCGTCGGCTGCCCCTTCGACTGGGACGAGATCCGCGACTGGGTGCAGCCCGGTAACGTCTGGTCCGTCAGCCGGAACCACAGCGACAGGGGATACCAGAGGTTCTGACACGGCGCATGGTGAAGGAATCACCCATCAGAAAGGACCCCTATCGTGAACCACTGGCTCGACCGTGAGCGCCGTAAGATCGCGCAGGACACGTTCGCACACTTCGGATGGGACGACGTGCTGTTCGTCGAACTCTTCCTCGAGAACTTCCGCCACTCCCGCCACGACTGGCGACGGATCCACTGGCTCCTCCTGGCCGGCATCAGCTCATTGAGGCTGCGCTGGGAGATGCGCGGATGGATCCGCCCGGCTGAGGGCGGAGTGTACGCGGACATCCTCGTGGACGAGAGCCCGCTCTTCGTCCCGATCCCGAAGGACGTCTCACGTCTCGTGAGGTCCTACTGGATCTACGTCTACCTCAGTGGTCTCATCAGGTACAACTGAGACCTTCGCTCATACCTCGCAAGGGGTATGAGTTTTTCGCATGGGGGATAGTGAGATACCCCTATCAGAAAGGACACTCCCATGTATTCCATCTCCGCCCCTTGGATCGACTTCGTCACCTCCCTCTCCCGGGACTTCGACGAGGACGAACTGTGGTGCCTGCTCACGCAGTGCAGGGCCCGTCTCCACTCTCCGATTCGTTTCATCTACTTCGTCATGATCAACCTCTTGTCGAAGTACGCCATGAGGCACGAACCGAAGACCTGGACGGCGGACCACCGCCTTGTGTGGCTCACCCCAGTGAAGCCTCTCGTTCTCTCCCACCGGGAGAGGTGGCCGTACGCGGTCCTCGCCCTGGAACTGGCCAAGATGAAGAGGGAAGTCAACAACATCTGACCCTCAACCCATGCCCACAAGTGGCATGGGCTCTTGTTTTTCGCCAATCGCGCAACAGAAACCACAATTTTAACAAAGGTGATAGTGAACCACCAACCTCTATCCGAAAGGACCACCATCATGAACACCACCATCAAGCTGTCCCCCCGCGCCCGCATCCTCATTGTGAGGCTCGACACTCTCGCGTCTGCCACCAAGGCAGCCCGCGAGGAGCTCGAGTCCCTCTCAATCTTCAGGATCGGCCGGAAGAAGGAGCTGCGTGAAATGATCGCTGCTTTCACCGAGGAAGGCGCCCGTGCCCTGCACGAGCTCAATGGTATGGCTATGAACCCCTACGCCTGACCGTCGAGCTCGGTAGCCGCACGGGCTACCTTTTTTTTCGCCCGGGTCATAGTGAAGGAAACTCCTACTCGAAAGGACCACCATCATGGAACACTGGCTCTGCGGCTCCTGCCGTGCCGTCCACCGAGACATGATCGTCCGGTACAACCTGACCGACAAGGACCTGCGTCGCGCCCTGCGCGCCATGCTCAAGTACGAGCGCCTCCCCCTGTGGAGGAAGCTCTATTCCGGGCCCCTCTACACCATCTGCAATACGTTGGCGGGGTGGATGCTCGGAAAGAGTCTCCGCATGTCGGAGGACTGCGCGTACGTCGACGTGGCCGAGGGGCGTGACAGTGCGCCCTTCTACGTCCCGTTCCCGGACACCCTGTCGCCCCGGCATCGCAAGATCTGGGCCTACACCTATGTGAATGGGCTCCTCAGGCACAACTGAGACCTTCGCTCATACCTCGCAAGGGGTATGAGTTTTTCGCATGGGGGATAGTGAGATACCCCTATCAGAAAGGAGCACATCATGCTCTGCCTCATTCGTTTCTCCGGCACCGACTACATCGCCCACCTCTCGTTCAGGGAGTTCGTGGACGCGACTTGCGCTCGGGACTTCTACGGTCCCGCGATGAAGCTCACCGACATGAATGACGACGTCTTCTTCCGCCCCATCGTGCGCCCCGCGTACATGAGGGATGAGAAGGTCGCCTATGTCGCCTACGAGCGCATGCTCGCCTCCATGCGGAAGATCCGAGCCAAGCTCGTGTCCGCGTACAACCTCGACGAGGACACCGAAGCGATGCTGCACGGATGGAACATCGAGGAGGTCAAGCCCCTCAACTGATCACTCTCAGGCGTATGCCCCACACGGGGCATACGTTTTCGCCCGGGTCATAGTGACAAGCACCTGCACTTGAAAGGACCCACCATGCCCGACATCTTCGCCTTCGGGGGACGTCACTCTGGATCGTGTGTACCGGCATCCCTACGCGATGCTGGCATTCTCCCAGACCGTCGTCTTCAAGAGGGTCGCCAAGACCGTCAAGTGACCTCAAGGAGGTCTGTCGCCCTGATTCACAAGGATCAGGGTTTTTGCGAAGAAGTGACGGATGGGGTTTGTGTTACTCGATGAGGGGTTCGGGGCCTGTTCGCTGTCGGCGTAATGTAACGGTTAGGTAACGGTTTGGTAACGAAACGGTAACGGTACGGAAGTGACGGATGGGGCTGGTGTGCGTGGAATGTGACAACGCCGGAATGTCAGTGAAGGTTGGCCCACTTTTGTGGGCCATTGGCCCAGTAAAGTGGGCCAGGACTTTTCGTTGGAATTGCAACGAAATCTCGATGTCGTGGCCCACTTTTGAGCATATACCCTATAAAGTTTTTA